GCGTTGTTCCATATTCCGCTATTGATCGTGTACTTCGAACCTGGACAATCAATAGGAGTGTAAGCCACAGGAACACCAGCCGATTTGAACGCTGGAAAATACTTGTTGTCGATGTCTTTTTGGATCTGTTGCAACTTCTTGTCATACTTGTCGTCAATCTTTCGGTTGCTGACGATCTGATAGAAGTTTCTGAGAGCAAGATACACAACCCAACGCTTCAGTGGAGACCAATACGTTGTGTTATCTGAATCAACCACTATCTGATTCAGCGTGATTCTGGCCGGTGGTGTTGAGTCGTATGTTGGGAAAAGATAAACTTGCTGTGTGACTGCCGATGCGCCAAAATAATAGCCAAAGTTCTGCATGTACTCCATAATGGTGTTTGCAGCTTCTTCAATAGCTTGATGACAGAAGGAACCATCACCCTCTGTCGGAATGTTCTCAACAGAAGAGACTTCAGCAACGTCAGGGTCAATGGCTACGATGTCATCGATAGTTACAAAGTCTCTGTCTGTGAAAAGCATGTTACTTCACCTTCTTTGGAAGTCCTTTTGAGTCGCTAGTGTCTTTCAGATCAACATCAGCGAACTGTTGCATCTTTCGATGTGATTCAGCCGGTGTCTGGTCGTATTGGGGAACGTAAACTGGCTGTGGAGTCTGGACATTGATATTGAAATTAGCCCGTCTTGCACGCTCACGGTTGATGATTGTCTCACGCATCTTTTCTTCATTCTTCAGATACGCTTCAACTTCTTCAGGAGTGCAAATGCGATGCGTCATGTCGTATTCACATTCAGCAGCCTTTCTTGCATCTACCACAAACACTTTTCCGGCTATGGTATGTTCTTTCGGGTTGTCAATGGAGATGATGAAATTGCCTTGAGGCAACTCCTTTGCACGATTGCGGATTGCTTGTAGTCTAGGTGTTGGAACTTCGTTGAGTTGTGCCATAATAGTCAAAAAGGGAAGGGAATGTTCTTTTCCCTTCCCTTTGATTATTTATAGTGAGCGAGATTAGCTCTTCACAACGACGCCAAACTGCGGACGAAGCACAGCGCAACCATACAAGCAAGAAACTGTCCACTGTTGGGCCAAGTTGTCTGCTTTGTAGGAATACGTCAAGCGCATCACGAAGTTGCCGAAGTCCATGTCAGCCGAAACTGCGCCAAGACCAGCCGGGATCGGAGGAAGTCTACGAGTGACCAGCATGATTGCATCAGGAGCAAACAGGATGTTGTTGGTTGTGGTAACAGCAGGAGAACCAGCAGTTACTTGCGGAACCAACTGATGTTCCACAATGTTCAAACCATAACGCTGTCCAATGTTGCCGGTCTGTACAGGTGTGTCTTGACCAACCGGAAAACCGACTGCGTACTGTGCAGTCAACGCAGAGTCAGCAAGGATTGCTTCGTAGGCATCAGGATTGACAACCAAGTACTTCTGCACTTGATCCGGCACCTTGGCCTTTACGAGAGCCTTACGTGCATCTCTCATAACAGCATCAGTTAGAGTGGTTCCACCAGTTCCGCAAGCAGTATTGCTAGTGAAGCCGGTATAGAGGTTCAACAGGTCTTGTTCAACAGCCTGTGCAACAGCAACAACAGCGGAACGAACATACGTCACGCCAAGGTCGATGTTGGTGAAGCTCTGCGTAACCTGTGGGATACCAAAGCTGGCTTCTTTGTGATAACCGATAGTCAAAGGAGCCGTGGTGAGTTGATTTTCCTGTGTGGTGACCGTGCCGGTTTCTGCAAGATCATTGGCAGTGAATACCGGAGGCAGCGGGACGTTCAAGGTCTGGCCTACTTCGCCAAAAGACCCTTCATAAAAACGATTGACCATTGCGCCCATCTTAAGTACGGATACCAACGGCTGCAAAGCTGCATTGGCGTAGACTGTAACAAGCTGGCTAGCAAGGTCGGTTGAAATTGTAGGTGTAAATGCCATATGTTTTCGTCATTAGCGTCCGACTGAAATCGGCATTCTGCATTTCACGCCTACAGGCACGGCGAATTTTACTTCTGAAACTCAACAACTATTTATCAACGCTTAGTTCTGACCAGGATTCATCTGTCGTTGGATGTTCGCAAAGATGGCTTGATATTCTTCTGTTTTCATTCCTGGCTTAATCTCCGCTGGCAATCCTGTTGGGCCAGATCCAGCATTTCCAGATGTTGTGCCACTTCCACCAACTGCTTTTGGAGCAAGCAAACCAGTGAGGTCATTCATCTTCGTCTTCACAGCTACTTCAAGCGGCTGATCGCCAATCACATATTGACCGTCACTCGTGGCTTGGATGTCATTAGAGAAGACCTTGAATGCGGTCTCACGGGCTGTGTCGTTAGCAAAGGTGAAGCTACCAAGTGCCTTTGACAACGCATTTTCTCGTTCTGCTTTGAGTGCTTTTGCTTGAGTGGCTTCGTTTTGAGCCTTCAATTCGTTCAACTGACGCTCAAGCACAGCAATCTTTGGATCTTGTGTCTGTGTCTGGTCGCCTTTCTTCGGCTCTGTTTTTGGTTGCTGTTTCAGTTCCTCAAATGTGGAACTGAATCCCGATAGCTGTTCTGTGATCGGTGTCAGCATCTTCTGAAATTGTTTTTCTTGTCGTGCTGCCAACCCACTGACTGTGGAATTGATTAGCTCTTGAACTTGATCTATGGTAAGTGTTTCGCTCATATTGATCGGCTTCCGTTTTTGAATGGTACGGCACCCACATCCGATGTTTCACGTCTTTCGGCACGACGTTTGTTCAACTACAGTTATTTATCAACGATTTGTAGCTCGAAAGAATGGTCCTCAACTCTTCCAGCAGCAGTCGTAACTTCGCAAGTGATCGTGTAAACTTTGCCCAACGTGCCAGCAGCCAACCAGATTGTTGCTACATTGGTGCTGTAGGTATTGGAGATGGATGTGATGCCCGGTGGAACAGTCCAGGCTACAGAAGCGATGGTGTCACCCAATACGAGCCAGTCAGACCAATCGACAGAATAGTCCAACACTGCATCAGGATCTTTGTATTTTCTTGAAAGATGATTAAGCACCAAAGTATTTAGAATGAAATTATCTGCTGGTAATTTTTACCATTGATCGTGGTTTGCCAGCCGATGTGATACTTGATCGAATGTTCACCATCTTTACCTTGAATGACAATTTGCTTATGACGACGAAAGTAGATCAGCCGGTATTCGCAGTCATCATCGGGCATGTCTGGCCGTGCATCGAACCTGACGCCATCAATCTCGAAATGACCATCACGAAGATCGACGGTGTAGTTGTGACCATTACCTACAACACAGAAGAGAACAACATCGTTCGGGCGTTGGGCCACATCATAGAAGGCGCTGCGTACAGGATCAATCGTAGAGATGTCTTCTTCGGTTTGTTGAATGAAGGAGCCATCGTTGAAGAAGCAGATGAAAAGATGTGAGAGCATAGAGGCTATAAAGGAAAAGCCTCCATGTTATTGGAGGCTTCGTATTGATTCTAAAGGACTTACTCAATTTTCGTCGTACTCGAGCACTGCCTGGATGCTTGCCATATCTCCAGAAGCAGCCGAAGAAGTCGTCTGAAGCTGAGTCGCAAGATATTGGCTGAAACCACCACCAGAACTCAATGTAGACGAAGCTGCCGTAGAAGGATCAGCACCAAATAGAACAGTCGAACCAGAACCGATTGCAACCGAAGAAGTGAAATCGGTTGTCAATGCAGCATTCGTGGTTGTTGACGGTGTTGCATAAGTCGCTGTTACAACACCCTTCAATGTCAGGCCTGTTGCCAATGTCGAAACGTTGGTATTCGCAGACCATTTGCCATTAAGGACTTGGTTGTACGTGCCAGAAAACTGACCGTATTGATATTTTGTGAAGGAGTTATTGCCCGCTACAATTGGACTGGACGAATAAGCTGTCGTACAATCATCAATGTTCTTCCAGTTGCAATTTGCAGGAGCGCTTCCGCTTTGTGAACGACTAGTGCCATGACCGGATGTCAATGCACCGCAGTCTTCGCACCAATTAAAAGTAGCTGCCATAATCTTGAGGTACCTCGAAGTTATTTATGAACGTGGAAAACCCGACTTTCAATGGAAACATGATTGGTTCGGTTGTCATATGGCACATCAATCCAACGATCCGTCTGAGTTACAAAGATGCGTGCTGTTCCATATTGGATCTGATCCTTGTTGGCCGGGTTGAAGACTCTCACGGTGCCATTGATGGTTTGTGTTGTGGTGCTACGGAGATTGCAGACACCAAGTTGATTCTTGCCCTTGGTCGCCTGGAATCTCGAAATTGCAGCCTGACTCTTCTGTGTCGTTATCTGGAGACGTGCAACAGAAGACTGAAGACGAAGTGTAGTGCCCTGATGCAGAATATAAGCACCGCAACTCTGAGTACGCTGAGTGGTGCTGCGAACGTTGGCGATTGAATTCTGGCTTCTCTGAGTGGTTCCAGTGACGATATGAGCTACGCCGGTCTGACTTCTCTGGGTACCGATGACATAGATTCTCGAAATGCCAGTTTGAGACTTCTGATTTGATCCTACCTGAATACGAGAAACGCCAGACTGACTTTTCTGTGTAGTGGTGTTGCCAGCGTTGATGTGCGAAACGCCGGTTTGTGTCTGTGTTGTCTGCGTTGATGGCACAGGATCAAAGAATATTCCTGACAAGACTGCATTACTATTCAAAGACGTAATTGTCAAGACAAAATGTCCCGAACTTACGTCCCAACTCAAATATTGCCCTGTGTCAAAATAGTTCGACGTATAGGTGCTTAATACATTTTCATTTTCATCAGCCAAAGTCAGGCTTTCCTTCCGCCACCCACGGTCTCCGTCTAAAATGTAGACAGTGAACCTTGCTGGTTGAGAGAACACCAAGTCAACCGTGAAGGATAATGTCGACAATGTACTATACCAACAGGCCTCTATTCCAACAGAAGGGTTTTCTACAGTTTGAAGTGCCCAAGCATCTGTAGATGATGCTGCCCAAGTCCAATTCGAGTAGTCAGATGATGGTGTGACTGTAACATATTCTGGATAACTTACTTGGTCATTGATTATGTTGTATCCATCACTACCATACACACCCATCCATGCACCTTCTGTTACAGTGTCATTTCCAACAAGCATTGCCGTTGTGGATGGTGGAGGTTGAATGTTCGCAACGCAAGACTGTGTCTGTGGTGAAAGTGCCATTGTATTAGCTCCTGGAAAGCATGGTATTGCTTAGGGTGGGCAAGATTATTTATGAAAAACACAAAAGCCGCAACCCTTGTGAGATTGCGGCTTCTTGGTAAAACGTGAGCTTAGGAGTCACTACTATTTATTGACTGTTCGTTCTCTCGCTGATGTTCAATGCAACTGTAGGCTCTGTTGCCATTCCAGGCGTTCCAGGTTGTCCGGGAACTCCAGGCGCACCCACAGGAACAGGAGCTTCTTCGATTTCCGTGCAGACCAACTGAATAAGATCTGTGTTGGCGTCACAAAGGTATGCTCTTGCCAGTCTCTTAGCACGTTCCTTGGAGAATGTAGCTGATGGGATGTTCAGAGCATCGACCAAAGCGTTCAATTCAGCAACCTGTGTAGCCGAAGATTCACTAAAATTCATGCCACGAACATCAGCCACAGTACCGTCTTCTCTGATATATGCGATTCTTTCTAGCACATCTTGAATTGCAGTACGAATCAAGTTGCCAAACACATTCAGAATGCTTGCCGATGGCTCCCAGTCCATACTTTTCGATGCGCCCGACTGAACTGTAGATGTCTTGCTGCTGGCCCGTCCCAAGGCTACCAGGAATGCTTGTCTGAAGATCATTTCCTTTTGGGATTCGATATAGTCTTTCATTGCCTCGAAAGACTTGCCTTCTGGTTCGACATACTTAAACTCTGCGTCATTTGGGATGATGATAGAGCTATATTCTGCTGCTGTCGTGTTGGGATTGACCTTCTCATCTTTGCCATTACGGAACACCGGCAGAGGAACACATGCCAACCACAAAGACCAGTCCTGACAATTTGTGGCGTTCAAGTACGAAATCAATGGTAGTACAATACGATTTCCGATCCACAGCTTGTTGTCGGACTTCACGCAATAGACCGGCACTTCATTACGTCCTGCCAATGCGTGTGGGCCTGAATCAACCAATGTGCCCTGCTTTGGTCTGTTCCCATCAATCGGCCACACCATCTGATACTTTGCGAACTGCTGACGGTCATAATAGGTGTATGTCTCCTGGTAGGAACTTTCACCTAAGAAGTTCTGATTGATTTTCTTGTCATGTATTACGATCCAGTCAAAATTTCCGAATGAGTCCCGCTGAAAATTGTAGACTTGTTTCGGTTCGATGTGTGCCAAATACGGAGAAAGGCCACCCATCTGTTCTTGCTCATAAAGGCTGGCTGGTTGTGTCTTGAGTTGCGGAAGGTCGATCAGAAACAGGCTTTGACCGTAGACAAGCACTTCATCAGACACTTGCTCGAAAAATCTCTCTAAAGAAGTGCCACAGCCATCACAATCTTCCATAAAATTTTTATAGAAGTCGTTGGTCTTTGTTGGCAGCTTGGCGACTCCGTTCAATTTGAAGTCAATTTCGATCTGGTTGGAGAATAATCTTGAGCCGTAGTAGCTGCAAATGGTCGCCAGCAAATTGTCATAAGTCAGCCGGGTCATGCGTGTGAGGTATGCTGTTCCCAACTCTTTGCTGTGCTTGGCAAGGAATCGAGCCGCATTCACTTTGAGTTTGTAGCCACCGTGATACAACAGACCAAGTTCCTCGAAGAGTACGGCATGGTCTTTAACTTCCGGGTGAAGGGTGTCGAGTTGCTCTACGTCAACGGATGCTGGAAAGTTCATATGTGTTGGACCTCCACGTATTTATGGAAAGCAACTAGATGATCTCGTGTTGAATGTAGATGATTCCGGTGGTTCGTGTCTTCTCTAGCCGGATCAATGCTTGTGAAAGGGCGTCTACCATATCGTCGTGAACTCCCTTGGGAAACATAGCCATCTCATGCAAGAACGCTTCTTTCCATGACGCATCTTCTGGAATGTAGACGTTTCCTGACTCGATCATGGGACTCACAGCAGACAATCGAGCCACTTTAGAATCTTTGGACTTGATCGCAATGATGCCCGATATGCTATCCCTCAAACTACTCAAAATTGCTGGCCCATTTGCAGAATCTTCTAAGAGCTTTGTGGTGATTTGCGGCCAGCGATTCACAAATTTCACGAACTGATCTTTGGTCTGAACGAAGTCCCATTGCCCACGAACTTGATCTAACAGAAAGTAGTTGGCACCCTTCCTGCCCCATGCTTGCATCACCACATAGTCGGATGTTGCCAGATTTTTGAAAGTGAAGTCAGAACTTATCACATAGCTGTCGAACGTCTCTGGTAATGTGCTCTTGCTCCATGTCTTGAACCATCCAGGATTGAGCAGACCACCACTTTTTGAGACTGGTGCTTGTTGAAATTGGCCGGTGTATGCGAAAACTCCATGACTTCTCTTGAGTTCGTCGGTCATCTTGGCATCGCACATATCGGGCCAGAGTAGTTGACCTTCTTCAGTGCGAGGGTCTGTCCAAATCGAGGTTGACTTAGCTCTGAGAATTTCAAACTCATTCGGCAGCAGTAAGTGTTCAAATCCAAAGTTCTTCGATAATATGTGGCCCGTCAAGTCGGCATCGTGAAGTCTCTGCATGACGATAATGATTGCCGCACCATTTGAGACACGATTACTCAAGCCGGTGTCGTATACTTCAAGATCCTTTCTGCGAACATCATCAGACATAACTTCTGAAATGCTATGTGGGTCATCGATAATTACAGCAGAACCTTGTCCACTGGCACCGAATCCCATACAGCCAGAGAATGATGCACACCGTCTCGATCCACTCGCCTTTGTTGTGAATACTTCGATGGTCTGCTTGTCTAGTTCAACGATATCTCCCCAATTCTCCTGATACCATTCACTATTCACGACCTTCTGCGCTTTCTCTGAGAGGTCTGCGGCAAGATCGAACTTGAATGATGTACAGAGAAAACGTGCTGAAGGGTTTCTGATCCACACCCAAGCCGGATATAACACAGAGACAAGCAGAGACTTTCCTCCCCGTGGCGGGCTGTTGATGATGAGTCTTGTTATCTTGCCTTCTGCGACAGCCTGGAGATGAGCGCAGATGGCTTTATGATGGATTCCTGGTCTATAAGGTGTGTTAGGTTCGAGAATAGGCCATGCTTCCTTCACAAAGAACTCGAAACTTCTCTTTGCCATCTCTGCTTTGGCTGCTTTCTCTTGGATGATGGCTAGTTCAAGTTTTTCTGCGAGGGTCACAAGGATATTTAG